GTTCCGCCCCCGTTGAGCGCGCCGTGAAGGCGACGAAGGCTGAAAAGGCGGTAAAATGAGCCTGCGCCGCGTTTCCCAGGCTGATCTGCCGCTGACGACAGCGGAAGCCCGCGACCAATGCCGCGTGATCGGTGACAGCGAGGACGAAACACTCTCGCATCTGATCGAGGCGGCAACGGGCAAAATCGCGTCCATGACGGGCCTTATTTTGGCCGTGGAAACGTGGGAATTGACCATCACAGACCCGATTGGCGCGGTTTCCCTGCCGATTATCCCGGTTGTTGGCCTTGTGTCGGTGAATGGCTCAACGGACCTGACCGGATACACGCTCAAGATTGACGGTGACTGCGCGACAGTCTCGGGTGATTGGCCGGAAGGTGACGTTGTGATCCGGTTCACCGCTGGCGGCGATGTGCAGCCGGAATTGAAGCAGGCGATCCGCATCCTGATTGCCCAATGGTTCCACGACCGCGAAGCGACGGGCGAACAGACGGTTGAAATCCCCTATGCGGTTGAATCGCTGGTGTCGGACTTTCGGCGCGGGTGGGTGAAGGCATGAACGCGGGCGATCTGACCAAGCGCGCCACGTTCCAGCGCCCAGTCGAGGCCGTGGACGCTGACGGGCAGGTTGTGCATTCCTATGTGACCGCGTTCGTCACATGGGCGCATGTGCGCTGGCTGCGAGGTGGGGAAAGCGTGATGCAGTCGCGGCTGGCCTCGCGCTCGCCCGCGATCCTGACGATCCGCGCGCACGATCAGGCGCGGGCCGTCACCAGCGAATGGCGTGTCGTGATCGACGGCAGGACTTTCGAGGCCAAGGAAGACCCGTGCGAGAGCCAAGACCGGGCGATGTTGGAGCTGCTTGTGGAGCGCGTCGGATGAGAGCGGGCCGCGTTCTTCGCCAGATCGTCATCGCCCGGATCGCGGATCAGGTTCCGGCCCTGACGGCGGTTGTGGACAGGGCGACCGAGGGCACGGCCTATCCCTTTGCCTCGATGGGGCCGAGCGACTGGATCGACGCCAGTTCGGAGTGCATCAAGGCGCGGGACGTTTCGTTGCAGGTCGATATCTGGGGCAACCAGTCGAACAAGGGCGCGCTGGAAGATCTGACCGACGATGTTGCGGCCGCGCTGGATGGCTTTGCCGACACTGACCGGCTGACGATGCACCCGATCAGGGTGGCGCAGGTGCTGACGATGGATGACCCGGACGGGATGACGGTTCATGGCATCGTGCGGATTGAAGCGATGGTGGAGGGCTAGCCAAGAATATGTCCAGCGTAAGGGGTCTTGAGGCCGTTAAGCGCAAACTGCGCACCCATGCCAGAGCGGCGATGAACGCGGGATTGCAGCAGGCCCGGAAGGAAGGCGAGATCGTTGCAGGTATCATGCAGGCTTTTGCGCCTGTCGATCAGCGCGCGCTGATCGCGTCAATTCGTGTTGAGGATGCAGGGACAATTGCCACAAGCCAAGGCGAAACGGGATTCATCGGCGTTGTCGTAAAAGCCGGAGATGAAAGCACCATCGTCACCAATGAGCGAGGCGTGCGCTTCCAGAACGCGAAGCTGCAGGAGAACGGCACCAGGAAAATGCCAGCCAACCCGTTCTTTAACCCTGCCAAGCGGCTGCGACGACGCGCAGCACGGGCGAACATTGCCCGAGCAGTTGGTAAGGCTTGGAAGGCGGTAAAGTGATGGCAAAGGCAATCTTCCATCGCGAGTTTCACTACACATCGCGTCTACATAACGCCGGGTGGTCGGCCTATCCGAAGTCAGAGCCGCAGAGCTTCCCCCGCGAATTCATTGAGGCGGCGGTGAGATCGGGCTGCGCGGAACAGGCCGAGATCACTCCAAGGCGTCTAGGCGCTTCTTTGCCGCGACATAGTCGTCGACAGAAGACCTGAGCGCACAAAGGGCAATATCCATCTGCAGGGCGCTTGGTCTGCGATCTATGCCGTGCAGTTCATCTAGGACAGCGACCTTAGCGGCACCCGCTTTCTTGTCGCTCTCACAGAGTGCCAGCGCGTCTGCGTATTCGGACTGAACCGCACGATTTTTCGATAGCCAAAAGCCGACGCCAGCGAGCGCGGTGATGAGGGCTGCGATGATCAGAGTTCGGGTCATCCAAGCAGAGTAATCCATCGCCATTCAGCAGTCCAGAAATCGGGGCACCCGTCCTGACGCCCATTCAGCCGCCCTTGGGCAAGGCAGTTGATAACCACATCCATAAGGAGCCTACATCATGGCTGCACCTATCCATGAGGAATACGAAGAGCTCGTATTCGAATTTTCCACCGATGGCGGCACGACATGGGCGCGCAACTGCGTGATCATGAATTGCGAGGTCACGCGGCAGACGAACGTTGTGGAGTCCGAGACCGTTGCAGACTGCGACAACGAGGCGCTCCCGAACAAGATCGATCGGCGCGAGCAGAGCATTTCGGTTTCGTTCTCCGGCACCGGGAACTGGACGCAGGGCGGGTATAATACCTTCCTGACCAAGTTCTACGCTGGCTCCAGTTCCGAGATGCTGGCCCGCATCGGCAACCTGAACGCTCTTGCAGGCGAAATCGAATACGAGACCGGCCCGATTATTATTTCGAGCCTGGGCCAAGCCCGCACCAAGGGACAGGTCGTATCGGCTTCTGTTGAGATCACCTTCGCCAGCACGCCCACGACCACGGTGAAAGTCTGATGGAGCCGAGGGTTATCAACTGGTGCTGCGGCGAGCATCCGTTTCGGCTTCGCATCGGCGAGGCCGAGGCGCTTGATGACGCCACGAAGGAAGGCATTGCCGATCTTCTCTATCGGCTGCAACTTGGCCGGGAGCGCGGCTCATTCGCGTATTCCCCGGTCAAGACACGCGAGGTCATCGATTGCATCCGCCTTGGTTTGATTGGCGCCGGTATGGGGGCTGATGAGGCGCGCAAACTGGCTCTTCGCGGATGGGAAGAGGGCGATTTCAGCGAGTTGGTTGTTCTCTGCATTACCGTTCTCGGCGTGGCCATGTCCGGCAAGGAGCATGACCGGCCGGGAAAGCCCGACGCGGGGGAGGCGACGGAGAGCGAATAAAGTTCTCCGTTTTCTATGGGAACGGGGCCGCAATGGGCTTCACCCCGCAGCAAGTCAAAGAAATGAGCTTCTGGGAATTCGCGTGCGCGTGGGAGGGCTTCAAGCACTTCAACGGCGTGAAATCCAAGGACGAAGGCACCGCATCGATCGAGCGGCTTCGGGAATTGGGGTTGACGGATGGCTGAAACAGACGCCTTGGAATTGCCAGTCGGTCTTACCGAAAAGCAATTCCTGCAACAAGTTGCCCGCATCGAGGCACGGCTAAATAAGCTCGCTAGTGACGCTCCCAAGAGGTTTGTAGCAGCCAACGACAATATTGCACGGTCGTTCACCAGAACAACGAATAGCGTTAGCAGAGACGCCGGCAGAATGCGTGGCAACCTCCAGAACGTCAGTTTTCAGTTGCAGGATATCTTTGTGCAGATCGCGGGCGGGCAGGGCGCGACCCGGGCGCTGGCACAACAGCTGCCACAGCTTCTTGGCGGGTTCGGCGCCCTCGGCGCGGGGATTGGCGTTGCGGTCGCCGCATTCCCTACCTTGCTGGGTTTGTTCAGGGATACCGGCGACGAAGCCAAAGAGCTTGACGAGGTGGTAAGGGGCGCATCCGAGGCGTTGAAGCTGTTGGCGGATGCGCAGGAAGGGCTTGCCGTTCCGGTTGATGAGTTGATCGCGAAATATGGGACATTGGCGGCAACGATCCGTGAGGCGCTGGTCAACCAACTCGCCGACGCCGGGGTGCGCTTGCGTGAACAAAGCACGTTGCTGTCTTCGGCGTTCAGCGAAGCGATTGATATCGATCGGCAGCGCGGTTCAGTCGAGGCCGTCGAGCAGGTCATGTCAGCTATCCAGCGTGCGCTCGAACAGGGGATCATCACTCAGGAAGAATACAACGCGAAAGTCGCCGAGTTGGGCGCACAGATCCAGCCGACTATTTCCGTGGTCGATGAACTGGATGCGGCGTTGCGCAATGTCGCGGATGCGCAGTCGCTGGATGAATACGCAAGCGCGTGGGCATCAGTTCGCGATTTCATCGAACAAAACCAGCAGGCGTTGGAAGACAACGGGGTCAGCGTTCAAGACCTGAAAGAGCAGGCCAACGACCTAACCATAGAGTTCGGCAACGCTCACGCCGCGACATTGCAGATTGCGCCGTCAATTCAGGCTGCCACAAATGCCGCAGTCGGATTGCAGGCCGAAATGGCGGGCGTTGCGGTGTCTGCGCAGCAGGCGGCAGCGGCCATACAAATGGCGGTGGGGGCATCGTTCGCGGTGCCTGATCTGAATAGATTCGGGAATGGTGAGGATATCACACGCAGAGCCGGCGGGCTGAACCTTGAGGAGCAGGCCCAGTTCCGCCGCGACTGGGCGGCCAAGATGGCAACGCTTGAGAATTCGCTTCGTTCTGGCGGTGCGCGTTCTGGGGGCAGTCGGCGCCGGTCAGGCGGCGGGCGGTCAGGTGGTGGGGGGCGTTCCGGTCGCGTGGAGCGGCCATTCTTCGAGGATATCGAACGCGATCTGTTGCAACTTGAGCGGCAGATCCAGCTAGTCGGCAAATCTAACGAGGAAGTCGCCGAGGCGAAGGCCCGTTGGGAATTGCTGGACGAGGCGAAGAAGCGCGGGCTTTCGGTCAACGATGAGTTGAATGCCAAGATCAATGCGCAGGCTGCGGAGGTCGGGCGACTGACCGGTGAGTTGGATCGCGCCGAGATCGCACAGCAGCAATTCGATGAGGCCATTGACGGGATTGCGTCAGCTATGTCGAATGCGCTTGTGGCCGGTGAAAGCCTGCGCGAGGGCTTGGCAAACGTTTTCAAGCAAATCGCGGCCGATCTTGTGAACAGCGGTATTCGTGAATTGCTGAATAACTTGATCAGCAACACGGGCGGAAAAGGCGGAACGATAGGCAGGATCATTAGCGCAATTCTTCCCGGTCGCGCCACTGGCGGTGCTGTCTATGCAGGCTCACCCTATATGGTCGGCGAGCAAGGCCCGGAGCCGTTCGTTCCTGCGGTCAATGGGCGCATCCTGAGCG